TACTCAGGCCAAGCTGTCCACTGCAACCGGCGCAGTCTCCTCCTCCTCTGATCTATCATTTTCGACTTTGCCAGGAGGAACGTATGGCTTTTACCCGCAAGTGTATAACACAAATGCTTCCTCGGCAGCCTGGGCCGTGGGGATAAGGCTCGACACAGTCAACAACGGAGGGCCGGCCAGCTACACAACTCTCATAACGCTTAAAGCCTATGGCGGGACAACCTATGCCCAACAGCGGTATGTGACATCCTCTGGCCCGTTGCATTGGATATTCTTGCTTAAACGAAAAGACACCGGACAAGTTATTTCGGCTTATGAGGCTCCTGATCATCCTTGTTACGGCAACGGCGGGTCTCCGTTGCTTGTGCAGCATCCTTTCCCGGATGTTACGGAAAATCGCTGGATGAATATTGACGGGATAAAAACCGAAATTGAAATCATCGTCATCAACCCGACCGACTATCAGGTTCAACTGGCTGAAGCAATGGGCGCACCGGTGATCGTCGGAAAAGACATCGGCTACATGACCGAAGACCTCTACCTGACTGCCGCCGCCAAGCTGACCGATTCCGGTCAATCTCACCTTATGAGCGACCTGGAAGCGATGGCCTTTTACCAGACCATTCTCAAGCGGCCCGTGTCGCAGGAAGAGGCCCGAGACATCCTCATGGCCAACCAGGGATGTGTCCTGGACATTTCAAGATCAAGAAAAGGTCGCTTGCAGATTTTCCAAGAGCAATTTGAAGTCAACAACGCCAAGCCCTGGACAACCACGCCAATCACCGTGGACCTGCCCGGCAACGGTATCCACAACACTCAGGTTATTGACTGGCGGCTTCACATCGGAGAGCTTATCGAACCGATCAAAATAGTCGTGCCGCAACCGCAGGACATCAACAGGTTTGCGATGGCGGTAAAAAAATGACGACCTACACAGACGAAGCATATCAGACCACAGCGTACACGGACGGCGCGGAATCGCCAAGGTTTTTTTGCGACGAGGAATCCATTTACTGCAACAACGTGGATTTTTATTGCGACGGCACCCCCGTTTTTAACGGGGTAACGCACCAAACAACGACATACACAGACGAAACGTACAGCTAAGGAGAAACCAAAATGGCCGGTACAATCAACACGATTCGGGACATTACCAAAGACCGTGGCAACGTGCGGGAAATCACCTTCGCTTGCAAGGCCCACACGGACGCCAGCTTTTCCGTGACCTGCCCGGTTTCGTTGCAGTATTGGAACCTTTACATGGTCAAGACATGGCCCGGCGGCACCGCCCCAAAGGACGCTTCCGACCTTACCATTACCGCCGCCCCGGCAGACGGGGAAACCCACGCCGACGATGTTCTTGGCGCTGCCGGCACCGACCAAATTGACAACACAAGCACTTTGAACTTTGTGCCGCTTATCGGCGGGCAGGCCGCAGCCGTCCCGCTCGTTTCCGATGTTTACACCATCGCGGTTGCCAACAACGATGTCAATTCGGCCACCTTTTTCATCAAACTGATTCTCGTTCGGAGCCTGTAAAATGCGAGCATCGCACGGAAGATACAAGCGGCGTTTTCCGCAACCTGCCGGCCTGGTTTATTACTGGTCCGCCGACATGGGCAACCTTGCTGCCCGTGGCCCGAACCAAGCCATCGGCACCTTCACCAACGCCGACGCTGCAAACCGGCTATACATCGGCCCTGACGGTCTGCTAAAGACCGCAGCAGCCAACCAGCCCCGGTTCGACTGGTCAACCGGCCCCCCGCTTTTGCTGCTTGAGCCTGCCGCTACCCAAATCCTGACCGGCACCATGCCGACCACGTTCACCACGGCTGCGGGGTGGAATCATACTCGCCTTTCTGCGGCAACTCCGATCTCTGCTACCAAACTGGTTGGTCCAACTGGTGCGGAAGAAATGAGTGGGATTGTTGGCAATACTGAGAATAATACACATTCTGTATTTTCTCCCTATTATGCCAAAACCAACAATGTGCCTTATACTGCGGATGTCTTCATCTCTGGTGGCAGTGTAAGCTGGGCACGGGTTACAATAGTGTACGGGGCCGGGGGCGTGTACCAAGCCGAGGCACACGCGCACTATTCTTTGTCTGGTGAGGGAGCTGTCGGCGCTGTTGCTTCAACCCCGACAACAGCCATCTGGCGGGTGCCTGGCACAAATATCTACCACTGTAAAATACGCCATACCATCGACAACGCCGCCTATAATGGTGTGCGAGTTATGGTTTTTCCTGCTGAAGCGGACAACGATGTGGCTTTCGCCGGAGACGACTCCACCGTGAACCTTTGGGTCTATGGCGCTTATCTCCGCCAGACCGCATTTTTCGACTCCCCCATCCTCACCGGCTCGGCAACCCGCACGACCGAGGCCGGCTCCCTGACCTTCCCGATCAACGCGGCCTTGGCGGCTGCGCTGGGGACAGGGGGGAGTTTCACTTCTATAATGTGGGCTGAACCACTTTGTGCTTCTACGGCAGACCCGACCTATGACGGCAAGTTCTATTCAACGGATGGGACTTTGATCGCTTCTGTTGATGCCGGAGCGTTTAGCAGCGGAGATGATTTCATTTTCGTTACAGAGGCATATCCGTCGTCTTTTAGGGTTGGGTATAGAAAAAACGCGGCGGCTGTGTCTTGGGGGGGATTGGTAGATTATGATGGGGATATGCCAGGGTCAACAGCATTCGATGTTTTCAGTACATTGTCAATTCCTTGGAGATTTAAGAAAATCATGATTTTATCGCGGATTCCAGAAGACACATATGTCAATACACTAAAATAGGAGATAATAAAGATGAAGGGGTTTCCGAAACACCTGAACACCAGGGCCGATTACGAGTATGTGCGGGACAATTTTCCGGCCGAGCAATGGTGCCCGGCCTGGCAAAGCCTGTTGGACACGCGGTTTTCCTGGCTGCCGGCAAGCGGGGCCGAGCCCAAGGGCATTGAGCTGCGCGAGGTGGAGCAGGACGGGCAGGTGGTTGGGCAAGAGGCCTGGGTGGAGGATAAAAACACCAAGATCTTCCGGCTCGGGTTTACCGTGGAAGAAGTTAAGGAGGCTTTAAAATGAGCATTTTGTCAATGTCCGGTGGAACAACCACCCTGGCGGCAATTGCAGCCGCCCTGCCCGCCCACTACGAGCGGGACGCGATTTGGGCGCAAAAGGGCACGGACGCGGCGGCCAAGCGCTACACGCTGCTGTCGCCGGCCTACATGACGGTCAACATCGACGATAGCGGGTATGTGCTGTCGGCCCAGCAGGAGCTGGATTTGAGCGCCGAGGCGACATGGGATGCCGTGACCACGGATTACCGGGTGGCGGCCACACGGGCGGGCAAGGATTTTTACGTTTACGCCTGCGTGCCGGCCAGCGGGATCGTGCCGGTGCTCAAGGTGTCGGCCAACTCGACGGTGCCGGCCGGGTATTTGTCCACCACCTCGCGCAAGGTGGTCGGCTTTCATTGCCTGTGCGTAGCGGCCGGCACGATTGCCAGCCATTCGCTGACCGATTTTGCAGCCGGCGACATTCTGCCCGGCTCGATCTGGGATCTGAAACACCGGCCATCCTGCAATTCCGAAGGCATGGCCTATTCGTCGCTGGCCAATTTGTGGGTGGATATTTATTTGCCCAGCGGGACGGGGGCGAACACGGCCAGCGTCAACGGGGCCACGATCTCCGATACGCGCACCTGGATGCAGTTCGTGGACGACCTGGGCGCGGTGGGCAAACGGCTGCTATCCGATCCGGAGTTCCAGATCGTGGCCGAGGGCTGCAACCAAAAAACAAATATCACCGGCAGCGCCGATCCGGTGACCACCACGGGCCATACCGATACGGCCGGCCGGAGGATGCTATCCAACATCGGCCTGGAGGATTGCGCCGGGGCGCTGTGGCAATGGCTGAGCGACCAGTCCTATCGGTATGACAACGATTCTGGCACGGCTTTTGCATGGGAGACGTTGGCTGACAACAAGGGCAGTTTGTATCGACAGAACAGCTTCGGTGACGTGAAGCTGATGGCCGGCGGCGGTTGGGGCGATGGGACGATTTGCGGTTCGCGGTCCCGGCATGCGGGTTGCCGTCGGGCGCATTTGGGTTCGGGTATCGGTGCGCGCGGCTGCGCCCGGAGCCGGTCCACGTAAAACGCGGTTCGTAACGGTGCAGGAGGGCAAGACATGAACGGCGCTGAACGTGCCGACATTCGCTGGGGTATAGCTTGACACGGCCTTAGATATTTGGTATAAACAATCCAACCCTTGGAGGATACCGTGTCCCCGGAAACAATTGAGACCGTTGTTGTCGCTGCGCTGACGTTTCTTGTTGGGGGCGGCGGGGTTCACGCCTGGAACAAACGCAAGTCGCAATCCTTCCTTAAAATCAACGATATGCTCCTGACGGTCGGGGAGCACGAATCAATCTGCCGCAAACTCCAAGACGAAAAAGCCAAGGCGTTTGGCCTTGAAATAAAGCTGGCAATCCAGGACGGTTTTCGAGAAGCCGCGCTTGAAATTTACCGTGACCTTGAGAAAATCAAGGACGAGCAGGCACGGCAACGGGAGCGCCTCGAACGCATCAAGGAATCCATCGGCAAAAGCTACGGGGCCGCACACATCGCAAGCGCGATAGAACCGGGGTAGCGATGTGGCCTACAACTGGTGCAAGCAGGCCGGGCACAAACAGGGATGGGACTGTTGCCAGTTCCGCAACCCAATCCGGCAGCGTGAATGCCGGTTTTTCGAGCGGTCGAAATACAGGCCGTTTTGCACATGGTGCGACGATTTGGGATGGTGCCGGTCGCACGAGGCCCGAGGCGACATCGGGCAGTACGAAAGCGCCGAGGACGAGGACCCCTTAGACCAGTACCGAAATTGTGGGATAGGGTGACGCCATGAATTACAACGACGCTTATTTGCAAATCGAGATTGGCAGACGGTGCGAAATAACAACGTCGATGATTGACCGTGCCGAAAAGGCGGCTATGTCTTCAATGCGCCAGTATTGGTCTGGCCTTCAAGCCTATTTGCCAGAAACAAGAAACCTGCTGTTGCTACAACGCTCAACGGCACCGCCAAGCGTTCTTTTCGGAGCTGCGTCGGCCAGTTATGGCGGCGCTTTTGGATCTCTCGGGTCAATCGGTTCGGTCGTTTCCGGGTATCCGTATCAATCAACCTACCCGTTTTGCGGCAAGGGGTGACGCCATGAAACCATTGCATTTTGCACCGCCACAGTTTGAGCCGACGGCGCGGTTGTTAAAGGCCGAAGCACACAACTTTGGGTATTCCATGAACATCCTCAAAGACCAGGACGGGCGCGTTGCTTGCCAGTTTTTCGGCGGGTCAATGGCCGACTTCCAGGCCGTGGTGTCGTCTGTTCTTGAGAAGCACCCGAACGCATTTCGCGGGTTAAAGGATTGCGGCGATGCTTGACAAGGCACTAAGCCTAATCCGCAAGCACGAAGGATTGTCCGTCATGCCATACCGATGCCCGGCGGGAAAGCTGACCATCGGCTATGGACACAACCTTGAGGCCACACCGATAAGCAAAGCCGTTGCAGAGCAGATGCTTCTTGAGGACGTACTCCGTACTGAGGCGGGGCTTGGCATTGCCTTATCGGGCGTTTGGGGAAGCCTGAACGATGTCCGCAAGGCAGCTATCGTCTGCATGGCGTATAACCTTGGACTGGCGGGTTTGATGAGCTTCAAGAAGATGCGGGCGGCGCTTTATGCCCACGACTTTCGGACGGCGGCGGCAGAGGCGCTTGACTCGAAATGGGCGCAACAGGTTGGTAAACGGGCAGAAGCCTTGGCACGGATGATTGAGGACGGCGAATGGTAACGACGAGCGGGTGGGTGGCCGCATGACGTGCCACCGTGCATCAACTGCGGAGCCGAAGCCGTGGGCAACCTGTTCTGCAAGTCCTGCCTTGAGGCATGGCGCACGGACCCGGACAAGATGCCGTCGGGTCGGCCAAGGGTGCCGGAAAGACGGCAATGGGACGGGACAAAGCGTTGCCCGGT